TTTTAGGTATAGGCTTCATAAAACATCTACCTTTCTGTAAAGCAATCCGGTAGGAATAAGATATTCTAATGCTGAACTGCAAAGTCCGAAAGTGCTGTTAGCTGAATTTGCAGATTTATCAGCAGAATAACTGAATTTTCCTAAAGATACTGAATTATATGCCATATCTGTTATACTGTCAATACCGCCGTTATTATCTACATAATCAACATGAGAACAAACTGCCTTGTAAACTCTTGTTTTATAAATCTCCGGAACTGTTTCAACAGTATATCCGCTAAAAGAAATGGCATTATCTACAATATCACAGCATCGAGAAAGGAGCCTTGAAAGCTCCTCCTCTGAACTGTTTGAATTGCCCTTCCAGACGTCTTTGTAGAATTTTATAATTTCATTCATTATGATTTGATATCAACCGCCGAAAGAGTTACATAGCCGACTTTTACACAACCATTAGTGCTGTTAAATTCAGCAACTTCAATGATGTCACCTGCTGTGCAGCCTGATACAGCCTTTGCTGTTCCGGAAGTCATGGATGTTCCGCCATATGTATTACTTGTTGTACCATATGCTATACGCTTTGCCGGATTTTTTATGTATGCAAGAGTATTACCACTTTCAGACGTTACAGCTGCGGTTATTTTAGTTTCACCAGCATTTGAACCTGAACCAGCTGAAACTTCAAGCACTCCTGGCGTATATACTGCACGAATAGCTGCCTGCCTGAGTACTTTATGACCGTAAACAAGGCGTCCCTGAACAGCAGATGCACCAATATATTTTCCTGAACCTGAAATATCCTGAACATGAACAGGAACACTGAATTCTTCAGCTCTTGTTGCAAATCTTGGGTGTCCTGCAATCATTGCAAGATTAGCTGTGCTGTCATTCCATTCAATAACATTAAATCCTGCAATTTTTCCTATTGCACCGCTTTGAACTACAGCATCACCGAGTGCAGATGCTTTAACAAATTCATCACACTTCAAAATCATTGCAAAAGCATCAGGCACTACAAGAAGATAGCGTTTGCCATCATCAGGAATATTGGATTTTGACATCTCTTTGCGTATATCTATAATAACATCGTATATATTTTCTTTTGAGAGCGTATTAACACCTACAACGGTAGCACCTGCAAGAAGCACTGTGCCGCCGTCTGTATCTTCCTGAGCTGCAAGTGCGTATCCTGCTGAATCCAGTCTGTCAGCAATGAGATTGTCAGGAACTGACTGAGCATCAAAGCCGTCAATTATTTCATTAACACCCTTATCTTTATTAATTACAAAATTCTCGTAAGTCGTTCCGCCTATCCCTGCAGTAATACCGTTTGCTTTATCATAGTCGGAAACCTGTACTTCCGTATCTCTTACAGGAATCTTAACAAGACCTGCTTTAGGACTTCCTTCATAATCAGTATTAAATACAACACCGTTTTTAAGCTTATTTTCCCTGCGGATTTTTGCAAGGACAAGATTTGAATATCTTTCCTGTGAAATGTGTGGCATATTTATAAACCTCCTTAAATTTTAAGTCCGGGATTTTTCGCAAGAAAAGCCGCTTCAACTCCGGACATTGATGAATTATTGTTATTTGTATGTACCCCGGTTGTAATGGCCTTACCAAAAACAGGATACTTTGCAATAATGGCATCAATTGCTTGTTCTGCTGTTACTTTGTCAGTGATTTTTGTTTTTGCAAGTGCAATAACATCATCCAGAGCATCAGCAGAAACTCCTTTTGACATTGCTGTAAGTTTAAGTTCAGCTGACGCTGCCTTTGCTTCAGCTTCTGCTCTTGCCTTTTCAGCTTTGCTGATTGCTGTTGCCTGCTTTTCAGCGTCTGACTTCTGTTCCTCTTGCCATTTGCGGAATGCTGCAAGTTCTTCTGCAGATGGAATATCTTTTTCTTTAGAAAAATCCCCCTTGGATTCAGACTCAGCAGAATGAAGCGTTCTTTCTTTTGCCGGTTCGTTTATGTTTGATTTGGTTTCTGTTCCTTCTGTCAATGACTCTGTGTTTGCGTTCGGTTCCATTGATTTTACCTCCGTATAATTTATTATCCGAACAGTTTCATGCCTTGCTCAGGGCATAAAAATAAGACGTGTTACCGCCTTTTTTTCGTTTTGTGATTTTTCCCTGAAGTTCACAATTTAAGCATAATAAAAACGCCCTTAAAAGAGCGTTTTAATATAACTTGCCGTCTTCATAATTGAATGGCTGCCATTCAACAAAAAAAAGATTGCGTTGTTCTTCTTTGCAACGTTCAAGTCTGTTCATGAATGTCTCATTTGTTTCTTTTGGTGGACTGACATGATAAGTGTTTGTTTTTTCATTGAAAATCATAATTTGATTTCCGGGTTCTGCAAAAGCACAATTATCGGTATCAAAATATTTTCTGTACGCATATACATTTTTTTCAGTAAGCATTACACTAAACCTCCTAACATTTCTTCAAATTTTTTTAATGCATTTGGAAAATACTTTTGCATTTGTTTGTAACGTTTCTCATCAAATTGAGCTTCATACATATGTGCAAAAGCTTCTGCACATATAGCCGAATCATCTTTCCAATAATCAGGTCTATGCCATGCAACTCCACGAATATTATTTTTTGACACAGCATTTATTATATCAGCAACAGCGGAATGCTCACGCATGGTTGATAAATCCTTGCCAATAGCAGCCTGAACCTTGTCAAAAGTTTTTAGATTATGCTTTTTTCCATATTTTTTCATATACTGCATATAATCATCATCAAGCAGCCTGCGAAAATCCATATCATTTGAAACATTTCCAGCCAAATCATCAATCATATGTCCATGTTCGTGAAACCATGTTGCACAAGCTCCACGTTCATTTTTTAAATCAGCAGCGTAATGCATTGAGATCTTTTTTGTATGAGTATCATAGTAGGCTGTTCCTGTAAAAGCTGAATTGCTGACAGAACCTTCAGGAATTAATTTTGTAAATACTTTTTTCGCATTATCTGAGCCATGAGAAAATTTGCCCTTGATGGCAGTATAATATTCTTTACTTATATGCCTGTCACTTTGCAAACGTGCTTTTAAAGCTCCTAAATCTGATTGATTTTCTGCTTTTAGTATATCATTGTTCTTTGCAGAAGTCAACGATTTTCTTACCTTTCCTGCAACTGTTTTGTTATAACCTGCGACAGCTGCCCTGTCAGACTTATAGCTTAAATTATTGTCAATGCAATATTGCTTTAAAGCATCTGTACGCCGCTTAAGTGTGACAGATGCTTTTTCAAGACCGGCAGTATCACCAAGCTGTTCAAGAATCATGCATTCACGCTTTGACTTTCGTACACGTCTTTCAAGTTCCCGCTGACCTTGAATTGATTTATATAAAGCGTTATTTTCTTTATTATCATAAGGAAAATATGTTTGTCTGGAAACACCCGGAACAAAAGGATATACCTGATGTCCGCAGTTTATGCCAAGAATTCCATCCGGTTCACCATAGCTTGAACGCTTCCACGAATAATATCGTACTTTATTTCCGTACAGATCAGTTGTATAACCTTCTTTGTTTTTGCGGTTAAATATCTTGCCTTGATCTTTGGCACATTTAGGTCTTGCTCCGCTATGACTTGAAACTTCTATAAGATCAAGTTCATAATCATCCATTCTGTCAAACTGAGCCTGACAAGCGGTATTCGCAACAGTTGTCCGAATATTCATATTAATATAAGCCTCCGGTGACCATTCACGTCCACATTTATCCACAAATGCAGGGATGCCGTTTTCAGACATTTCCTTTATGCACTGCCGCATCGCAGCCTGACGGCTTTCAATACCTGTTACAGCTTTCCCTGCTGCTTTATTCAGCATATTAAGAAAATTTTTCTTTTCAGCAAGCTCTGACGTATCATTTATTACTTTTCGTGCTGCTGATTTTGCTTTATACAGCATAACCGTATTTACCATATTCAAGTCAGTGCTAGCTTGTTTTCTGTAAGTTTTTATCGCATTCTTCATTGTATGTTCAATTGGAATATCAGTGTCATTAACAATTCCACTGCGAACCAGCTCACGAAATCCCGGTTCAAGTTCTTCAATTGCTGTAATTGCAGCGGTTTCAAGTGTTTCTGTCAATAATTCCGATGTTGTATTTGCATATTCTGCAATTGTCCTTATATTAGTTTTGTCAAGTGCTCCAAGCTGTGCAAGCATTTGAATTTTCCATTGTGCTGTTGAACAGCTTATGCTGCCATTCTTTAGATAATCAGCAATGTTGGATATAAGGTCGGTTTCAAGACCTGTATAAAGCTCACTCAGACCCTTGCTGAGCTGCATCATCTCCAGTTTCGTCACTATCTTCACCGCCGTTCAAAAAATCATCAACAGCAAGCCCTGAAA